TTGTCATTCGAAATTGAAGGTGTATGGTGGGTGTGGTAAATTGAAGTAGACCGGGGAACGAGAAATGACGACTGGCCTAAGTTATGATGGTAGCGTTGCTGGAACGTCCAGTTTCGTCACCCAAATCGCCACAATGGCCGTCGTCGACGAGACCGATTCGGCGTTCCTGACCGTACTGCCTCAAGCGATCACTTATGCTGAAAACCGCATTTGTCGTGACCTTGACTTCATGTTTACCTCCGTGTCCAACACTAGTTATTCGATCACGCAGAACTCCAGAACCGTAACCGTCCCTGTCGCCAACTTTTTCCCCTCCGACAATGGGACTCTGGTGGTTTGCGAGCAGATCAATCTGCTCACCCCGGCGGGGTCGGTCGATCCAGACACTTCAACTCGAGTTCCTCTGCTGCCGACCACTAAGGAATTCTTGGACGCGGTTTTTGGAGCTTCGTCCTCCACCGGCCAGCCGAAATACTTTTGCCCCTTTGGCGACGGCGAGACCAATTACACTTTTTTGGTTGGTCCCTATGCTGATCTGACCTACCAGATCGAAATAGTCGGGACATACCGGCCCGCGTCGTTGTCGTCCTCCAATTTGACGACGTTCATCAGCTTGTATCTGCCAGACCTGATGATCATGGCGAGCATGATCTACGTTTCTGCATACCAGAGGAATTTTTCGTCTGCGGCGTCTAATGACCCTCAAATGCCTGTCAGCTACGAAACCCAATACCAGACTCTGCTGAAATCCGCCGTGGTGGAGGAAGCTCGCAAGAAACAGGAAGGCGCGGCTTGGTCTTCGCAAGGTCCGTCTTCTTTCGCTACTCCTACAAGGTAATTCGCCGTGCCTCATGCAACCATGAAATTGCTGCCGGGCGTGGATCAGAACAGGACGCTTGCGCTCAACGAAGCGGCTATTTCTGACAGTCAGTTGATTCGATTCGTTCCAGACAAGCAGGGCGTCGGTCTGGTCCAGAAATTGGGCGGATGGACGAAGTGGTTTCCGTCTAGCGTTGGGTCGATAGTTAGAGCCTTGTGGTCTTGGCAAGACACCAACCTTAATTCTTATTTGGCCATAGGCAGTCAGCCCAGAACGGCTACTATCACCGGCCTGTCTAACGCTGTCGTCAGCGCCGTCAACTACACCACGTTGAGCTATTCTGGCTCCGCCGCATTCTTTGTTGGTGATAGCATCGCTGTTTCTGGCGTCACCCCGACGTCTTATGATGGCACCAAGACGCTCACGTCTTCGACGTATGACGTCGCCACCTCTACCGGGACGGTCACGTTTGCTGGCGTCAATTATGGCGCGATGACTGTCGCGGGTCAGTTTTACGCCGGGGACGGACTGTCGGAAATAACTAGCGGCAACCGCCAAATTCTGACTCCTAAAACTCAGGTCCAAAGCGTCGCTGTCTCCGCCACCACGTCGGCGGGCAGTCCTTCAGTCACCATCACTGCTTCGGGCTCCAACATATACAGCTCGGATTCGGTTTACATCAAGACCCAAATTTCGGTCGGTGGGCTGGTGTTGTTTGGCCTCTATCAGGCCACGTTCATCGACGGAACCAACCAATTCGAGATAACGGCCACCGACGTTCTTGGAAATCCAAAAAACGCCACCGGCTCTGTAATTAATGGTGGGGCGGTCCCCCAGTTTGGTTACACCAGCGGGTCTGGCACGGTTTCGGTGACTCTGGCCGACCACGGATTCGCTGTTGGCGACACGTTCCCGATATTGGTGCCAACTACGGCGGCGGGAATAACCCTGTATGGGAACTACACCGTAACCAGCGTTTCCTCCAGTTCCATTTTTGCCATTCAGGCTAACGCCATCGCCAATGCCACCACCTCCGTTAATCTGAATGGCGGCAACGCTTATTACGTTTACTACAAGACGCCCAGCGCCCTCCCTAGCTCTACCGGGTATGGCGTGGGTGGATACGGCGCGGGTGGGTATGGCACGGGTACGACCCCTACCGTCATGTCATCTGGCGATGCTATCTACGCCGCCGACTGGACTTTGGACAACTGGGGTCAGCTTCTTTTCGCCTGCCCGGTTGATGGTCCGATCTACACGTGGGACCCTACACTAGGCATTTCGCAAGCTTCCGTGGTGCCGAACGCTCCCTCAGTCAACGACGGAATGTTTATCGCCATGCCGCAAAGGCAGGTGGTGGCTTGGGGCTCGACGTTCAACGGCGTGAAAGATTCGCTGTTGATGCGCTGGTGCGACGTCGAAAATTACAATTCTTGGGTCGCCTCTGTGACGAATCAGGCCGGATCATACCGGTTTCCAAAGGGGTCCAAAATCGTTGGCTGCATTCAAGGTCCGCAGCAGGGGTTGGTCTGGACCGATTTGGCCGTTTGGGCGATGCAGTATGTCGGACCTCCCTACGTTTATCAATTCAACGAAATCGGTAACGGGTGTGGGCTGATTTCGCGCAAGGCGGCCACGTCTATGAATGGCGTGGTTTATTGGATGAGCCAGAGTCAGTTCTTTAAACTTGGCGACGCCGGGGTCGAGGTGATCTTTTGCCCGGTGTGGGACGTCATTTTTCAGGACTTGGACACTAGCAACCTAGACAAAATCAGGATTGCTGCAAATTCCAGATTTGGCGAAGTGTCTTGGTTTTACCCGACCAATAGCTCCAACGGCGAAATCAGCAACTACGTCAAATACAACGCGAATTTGAACGCTTGGGATTTTGGCGCGTTGTCTCGGACTGCTTGGATTAACCAGTCGGTGCTAGGGCCGCCAATAGGGGCAGGGCCGTCTGGCGTCAGCAACTACATATACCAACACGAGACGTCCACCGACGCCGACGGGCAACCGCTCGTGTCGAATTTCAAGACCGGCTACTACCAAATGACTGAGGGTGAATACAAGATATTCATCGACCAGATATGGCCGGATATGAAATGGGGGTATTATGGTTCTGCGCAGGATGCTGATCTCACGATTACGTTTTATGTCGCTGATTATGCGCATGAGACTCCTCGAGTTTATGGCCCTTATCCGTTTAACAATCAAACAGATTTTTTGACCCCTCGCTTTAGAGGCAGGTTCGTTTCGATCGAACTGCAAAGCAGCGACATCGGCTCATTTTGGCGCATCGGCGGGACCAAATACCGCTTCCAGCAAGACGGGAAATTCTGATGGCGTCGGAAGCCGACTTTCTTACGACACACAAAAATGGCGTCATTGCTATAAACGGTCTGAATCAGACTTTGGACTCGTTTAGCACCAGCCTGATCGACCAGACGAATTATTACAAAGGCAAATCGACGTCCGGAGCTCTCTCTAGCCAGACTTTGATTTCCGCCGGATCGGGGTTTTTGGTCAGCTTTTCCGTCACCGTGGCTGGCAGTGCGGCTGGGACGGTCAACAACAGCGCGACTACCGGGGCTGTTGCCGCAGGCAACGTGCTTGCTGCCGTTCCTGCTACGGTTGGCATATACCCGGTTGGAGCTAGGTTCACATCCGGGCTTGTGGTCACCCCGGGGACTGGGCAGAGCGTAGCCGTAACCTATTCGCTAGACTGAGGCCGACTATGCCGCTCAAAAAAGGCAAATCCCAAGAGACCATTTCCAGCAACATTAGGGAAATGGTCCATGCCGGCCACCCTCAAAAACAGGCGGTCGCAGCCGCGATGGAAACCGCTCGCAGGTCGAGGGCCACTGGCGGGGAAGTGACCAAGACCCATGTTGGCCCGATCAATAGCCTCGTGGCTGGTCGCACCGACCATTTGCCCATTAACGTCCCGTCGGGCGCTTACGTGATCCCTGCAGACATAGTGTCGGCCCTAGGAGAGGGCAACACCGTGGCAGGGTTTAGAGTCCTCAACGACATGTTTGGGGTCCAAAAACTGGGGGACGAGCCGTCGGTGGAGATAGTGGCGGCAGGTGGGGAATACGTGCTGTCCCCTGAATCAGCCGCCAGAGTCGGTGGCGGCGACATGGACTGCGGGCACCACTGTTTGGACGAATTCGTGAAAAAGTATAGGGCCAAAACGGTAAGCACCCTCAAGAAGCTGCCGGGACCTAAACGCGACTGATGGAGAAAGTCGATGAGCGAAGAAGT